TACGTATATTAGATCCCGGTTTTGAATATCATTCAGATAAAACATTAACACCAGAGGCCAGAATATCACCTACAATCACTCTTGTTAACTCAGATGTTATTTCAGAGATACAAGTTATTTCTGGTGGTAAAGATTACTTATCAGCACCTGATATTGTTATAGTTGATCCTGAAACCGGACAATTAACTGATCAGGGTGTTATAGAATTATCATTAAACTCTAGTTCAATCGCATCGGTAAACATAATAAGTTCTCCTAAAGGTTTAAAACCCGTTGAGCAAAGAGTAAGAACTATTAATAATTCAAATGGTATATCAGTATCAACTATTGTTGGTATGAATACCACATCTAATACTGGAATTGTCACATGTACTTTAGAAACACCTATTGGTGGATTTTCCCCTGCACCATTTGCTGTAGGTGATCAAATATTTGTTGAGGGTATTCAATTAGAATCATCTGAGGGATCTGGATATAACTCCACAGATCATGGATTTATATTCTTTACAGTATCCGATTATCAAAATACCAGTCCTGCAAAATTAGAGTTTAATTTAACAGGGATAGGTGTTAGTGTTGGTATTGCAAAAACATCTCAAACAAATTATGCAACTATAACTAATTTTAAAAATTATCCTCAATTTAGAACTGTTCAGAAATCAGCTCAATTTAGAATTGGTGAAAGATTAGCAGTGAAGGAAAATAGTAGTTTTGTATTATCTAATTTAACAGTTCTAGAAAATAATCCAGATGAATTTATAAAAATATTTGGAAAAAAAGAATTGGTTATTGGAGATCAAATAAGAGGTGAAATTACAGGTACACAAGCAACAATTAACTCAATAGCAGAAAATAAAGGTAGATTTGAAGTAGATTATGCTTTAAGACAAGATCGTGGATGGAATACTGAAATAGGTAAATTAAGTGAAGATTTTCAGGTTATCGCAGATAATGATTATTATCAAAATTTATCATACACAATACAAAGTCCCATAACCTTTGAAGAAATAGTTGATCCTGTAAATCGACTTGTTCATACAACAGGATTGAAAAATTTTGCTGATACAGGGATTACATCAACTGCAAAAAGTGGTATTTCTTCAAGATCTGATCTTGTTATAGGAAGAGATTTAATTAGTGAAGAAAGAGTTGATACAATTAACAACTTTGATCTTGTAGTTGACACAGATACAACTCTCGGTGGATCACAATCTAAGTTCCTTAAATTAAAAAATCAAAAGTTAGCAAGTTACATTGAGTGTAGAACAAACCGTGTTATTGATATTGATGATATAAGTTCATTATTCTCAAATACAAATAGCACTTTAAATAATCGAATTGATATTGATATTAATGAAAATTATGAAAGTTTCTTATTACAAACAAAAAATCCATCAACAAACGAAATTCAAATTGATGAAGTAGTCGTATTTAAGGATAATACCGACACATTTACCTTTGAAAAAAATAATATAGGTATAGGAACACAAAAAATTATTGATGTTATAGGATTTACAGATTCAGCAACAAGTGATACAACATTAAGAATTACACCAACTGATCCATTTGATGATGATTTAGATATCAAAGTTTATCGTAGTTCATTCAACAGCACCTTAGCTGGCATAAACACTCAAAGTGTTGGTTTTGCAAACTTGATTGGTGTTGCAAAAACTGCAAATCCAAGTGGAACTATTAATTTAGTGAGTGCTCCAATTGGATTTACATCAGCATTTTATGCTACAGTTGAAGTCACAGATAATGAAACAAATGAAAAGAACTTAGTAGACTTATATGCGACTCATGATGGAACTAATTCTTATTTCAGTGAATACTATGTTGATAGTGGAGATATAGCTAATTTTTCATCAAACTTCATAGGGACATTTACATCCAATTTAAATTCAGGTGTTTTATCAATTGATTTTGAAAACACAGGTATTCATACTGCAACTTTAAGATCAAAAACAGTTGGTCTTGGAACAACTACTGCTGGCATTGGAACATTTAGATTTAAAGATAATGCACAATTAGATGGATCAGAAAGAACAGTTAACTTACAAACTTCGTTTAAGAGAGTGAATAGCACATCAACTATTGTCGGTGTAGATTCTAGTAAATTTAGTACAATAAAGAGTATTGTCAGAGTTGCAGTTGGAACTAAAATTGCAATACATCAAGTTTTAGCAACTCATAATGGAACTGATACCTCTTTAGTTCATTATCCATTCATTTCTATTGGAAGCACATCTGGTATTGGAACATTCATTGCTAACTTTGCAAATAATAAATTTAATGTCAGATTCAATCCTGATAGTGGTATCACAGACGCTGAAGTGTCTGCATATAGTGAATTATTCTACACAGATCTTGATATATTCAATGTACCACCAGATTTAACTTATGGTCGTGTTACTGAATCAGTCGCAGTTCGTCAATATAATGCGGTAAATGGAAATAGATCAAATAAAACTGAATTTGATTTAAAACACCAAGGTACACCAATATTTGCAAAAACATTCTCACCATCTGATGCAACTAAATTAAATCCTGCCACAGGTGTATTTACAATTAATAATCACTTCTTTAGCACTGGTGAAAAACTTAAATATACTCCTAAGAGTTCATTTATAGGTGTTGCTGCAACAGCCATGCAACATGCAACAGGAACTAATCTACCTACTGATGTATTTGCAATCAACTTAACACAGGATACGTTTAAATTAGCATTGACAAAATCAAATGCTAATGCAGGAACTGGTGTGACATTCCTATCTTTAGGATCAGGAAATATTCATCAGTTAGAAATGACTAAAAAACTTGAGAAAAGTATTATCAATGTTGATGGATTGATACAATCACCAATAGCGTTTACTCCTGTAAATACAACGGTGACAAATAATGGTGGTAGTATTTCTGCAACTGATGCAATCTTTAGTGTTGCTGGTATATCATCAATAGTTGAAGGTGATATCTTAGAGGTGGGCACTGAGTTAATGAAGGTTACTTCAGTTGGTGTTGGTACAACTGCACTTGGCCCAATATCTGGTAATGGTGCTTTAAATTTAGTTGGTGTTGATAGAGGAGCATTAGGAAGCACTGCAGCATCACATAATGATTCTACAGCAGTGCGTAAATTTAAAGGATCATTTAATATCGTTGACAGTAAGATACATTTTACAGATGCTCCTAAAGGAACAAACTTTGCAGCACAAAATCCTTCAAGTTTGCCATTCCCAAGATCAGATTTTCACGGTAGAGTCTATCTTAGAAATGATTATACAAACAATAGAATCTTTGATGATATATCTGATGGATTTACTGGGGTTGGTGCAACTCATATCATTAAAGTCGCTGGTGTTAATACCACTGGAATACAAACTGGTGGAAGTATTGTCTTGTTAAATGGAATATTCCAAACACCAACAACAGAAAATAATTTAGGAAATAACTATGACTTTATTGATGATACAACTGCAGGTATCACAACAATAACATTTACAGGTATTACATCTACAAATGGTGATAAAATTACAAGTGAGTCTGATGTTAATTTAAATCAACTACCAAGAGGTGGAATGATTGTATCACTTGGATCAACAGGTGGTCTTGGTGTTGCTCCTCTAGTCGGTGCTGCTGTCACAGTAGTTAAAAACTCAACTGGTACAATTACATCTGTGGGAGCAGGATCTACTGATCAATTGGGATCTGGATATCGTGGAACAGTATCAATAGGTGTGACTGATATTGCTTATGATCATAGATTTGCTAGTTCTGGTATAGGTTCAATTAAGAAAGCTGCATTCTCAGGTGCAGGTAGTCAAGGATTTACTGCAACTAATGCTGAATATACATCTCATACAGGTGTCCTTGTTCTTACAATTCCAGCACATGGTTTAGTTGTAGGTAACACGGTTGGTATTGATACAGGTGGTTTAGTATTCAGATGTTCTAAAGATAACTTCCAAACATTACATCCATATCCTCGTTCAGTATCAGTCACTTCTCAAGGAACAAGAAAAGATCCTTTCGCAGGTATTCAAACAGCAATTAGTGCAGTAACAACTAATACAATTACAATAAATGTTGGCCCCGGTGGTGGTGCTGGAACAGGTGCAGTAATTAATGCAACTGTAGGTGCTGGTGGTACACTAGCATTTACTGTAGCAAACGGTGGTAGTGGATATATTAATCCTGTAATTAATATACCAGCACCAACATATGAAAACTTAGAAGTTGTCGGGGTATCACGGTTAGGTATCGGTGCAACAACAGATACAGGATTGGGATTAAAATTATCTGTGGATGTTGGTGCTGCTTCAACAGTTGGAGTGGGATCTACCCTTCATACCGTCAAATCATTTAAAATTACTAGAAATGGATTTGGATTTAAAAAGGGTGATGTATTTAAACCTGTAGGATTAGTTACTGATAGACAGTTAACCAATAGAGCAAGTGAATTTGAATTGACAGTTACAGAAATCTTTACTGATAATTTTGCATCATGGGACTTTGGTGAATTTGATATGATTGATTCAATTAAAAACTTACAAAATGGTGTTAGAAAGAGATTTCCCATAACAGTAAATGGTGAGTTAAGAAGTTTTGAGATTGATGGTGCAAATGCACAATCCTCTTTAATTATTATGCGTAATCTACTTATGATTTACGTTAACGGTGTTTTACAAGAACCCGGTGTGGCATATTCATTTGATGGTGGTACAACATTTGCATTCTCTATTGCTCCAACTGTAAACGATGACATTGATGTATTTTTCTACAAAGGAACAACTGGAGGATCTAATCCAGATACTGTTGATGTTGAAGTTCAAGAAACATTGAAAGCTGGTGATATAATTGAAGTTGGATCTATAGCAGGTGATATTGGACAATCTGAAAGAACTGTGATTGGTATTACTACATCTGATACATTTGAAACTGAAATATACACAGGTGCTGGTATCAATCCAAATACATTTAAACCGATTGTAAATTGGAGAAAACAGAAAGTTGATAAGATAATTAGAGGTGATGTTGTATCTAAAGCAAGAGATTCAATTGAACCACTTATATTCCCAACTGCTAGAATTATTGGCAATCTATCAACAAGTGAGAGTGATGACATCTTTGTGGATGAAGCACAGTTCTTTGAATATGAAGAGGATCATTCAAGTATTAATATTACTAGTTTCGGTGGGTTAGTGATCGATAATGTGAGCCCCGTAGCAGCTGCACTTACAGCCACTGTTTCTGCTGCAGGAACCATATCTGCTATCACAGTTGTATCTGGTGGTAGTGGTTACGTAGGTTCTACCACAAGTATTGCAATTGCTGCTCCATTTGGCGTAGGAAACACTAGTTCTCCTGCAGTCGCATCAGGTATTGCAACATTTGCAACAGCAACTGCAACCATAACCAATGGATCTATCGCATCGGTGGCCGTTAATAATATTGGTCTTGGATATACAACAAGCAATCCTCCTGTTGTTCTTGCACCTACACCTGAATTAATCAGTGAAAATATTACAAATATTAAAGATGTTCAGGGATTTAGTGGAATTGTAACGGGTATCTCTACAGCAGTGATAGGTGTTTCAACTCTTGGTCTTAGAATTGGTCTTGCAAGAACTGCAGGTAATTTCAATACTTTAGTTGCTGGATATCCAATTTATATCTTTGATACAACAGTCGGAAGTGGTGTTACCTCTCTTAACACAAGTGGCAATAATAATGATATAGTTGGAATAGGAACTTTATTCGCGGACAACATTTATATTATTCAATCTATAACTAAGAGTGGATTGAATGCTGAAATACTTACAAATATCCATTCTGGAACTGTTCATGCAGGACTAACAAGCTCACATACAGGAAATGGTGGATATAATGGTAGATTCTCATGGGGTAGATTATTTACTAACACTGGAACATTAAGTAGACCAGATCCAATTTCAATAGGTGTTACGGGTCATACTGTTGGACTTTCAACTGGTGCTGGAATATCAACTTTCCCAACTATTCAAAGGAGAGTATTTGGTCTACGTGATACAGGTGCAGTCCGCAAAACATTATCATGATGATTTCACGTATAAATATAGAAAAAAAGCAATAAAATGCCAGCAGTAGTAACCGATCAGTTTAGAATTTTAAACGCAAGTAACTTTGTAGACACTGTTACAGGGATAGGAGGAGCTGATCCATCAAATTCATTTTATATTACACTTGGTTTACCCAATCCAACCATTGTAGGATTTGGTAGAACATCGACTTGGAATACATCTACTCCAAATCCAGTAGATAATATTAATAGAAACAATCATATTGGTGATACTTCATTATTTGGTAAAAGAGTCACAGGAAAGAACGTAAGACGTTTAATTAGAAAGGTTGATTGGACTCAAGGGACTAGATATGAAATGTATCGTCATGATTACAGTATTAACTCACCTTCACCAGTTACACAATCAGCAAGACTATATGATTCAAGATATTATGTTATAAATGAAAATTTTAATGTCTATGTTTGTATTGATAATGGTTCGTCTGGTATAAACACAACTGGTAATGCATCACAGGATCAACCAACATTTACAGATTTAGAACCATCAAGAGCTGGTGAAAGTGGTGATGGATATGTATGGAAATATCTTTACACAGTATCTCCTAGTGATATAATAAAGTTTGATTCAACAGAGTTTATTGCAGTTCCAAATGATTGGACAACTACAAATGATGCTACAATTCAATCTGTAAGGGAAAATGGTGATTCTGATTTAAATAATAACCAAATTAAAAAAGTTTATATTGATAATCAAGGTAATGGATATTCTGGGGGAGTGGGACAAGAATTTAATATTTTGGGAGATGGTACAGGAGGAAAAGTTGTAATTGACGTTGTTGGTGGAAAAATAACAAATGCTGTTGTATCATCTGGTGGAAAGGGATACACATATGGAATTGTTGATTTAGGAACAATAAATGCTAATACCTCTGTTAAGGCTAAGTTAATACCAATCATTCCACCATCAAAAGGTCATGGATTCAATGTGTATGAGGAATTAGGCACAGACAGAGTACTATGTTATGCAAGATTTGGTGGTGATAATAAAGATTTTCCTTTTGATACTAAATTTGCACAAGTAGAATTGGTGAAGAATCCAACGTCTGTTGGAACAACATCAATTTACTTCAGTGATTCATATTCATCATTAAGTTCTATTAAATTTCCATCAACTACAACTGCTATCCCAGTTATTGGTGAAAAAATAAGTCAACAAGTATCGGGTGGAACAGCAGTTGGTTATGTAGCTTCGTTTGATAAAGAAACAAAAGTTTTAAAATATTTCCAAGATAGATCACTTTATTTTGGAAATGGTGAAGATCAAACAGATTATGTTGGTATATCTACTTTAGGGCAGGTATTTGCTTTTCAATCATCTTCAAACCCAATAACTGCACCAAGTGGTTTCTCAGGATCTGTTGAGACCACATTTAGTTCAGGTATTACTACAGTTGGTACTAAGAACGTGGGTCTAGGAGTGACTTTCACAAATGGACTCGCTGAACCTGAAATAAATAAAGGGTCAGGTGATATAATCTACATTGACAATAGGGCGACTATCACAAGAAACTCTAGACAAAAAGAAGACGTTAAAATCATTCTGGAATTCTAAAAAATGCCACAAAAAACGAATTTAAATATAAGTCCTTATTTCGATGATTTCAAAAAGGATAATAATTTTTATAGGGTCTTGTTCAATCCGGGAAAACCCGTACAGGCAAGAGAATTAACTACACTTCAGTCTATCTTACAAGATCAGATTGAATCTTTTGGTAGTCATATGTTCAAAGAGGGATCAATGGTGATTCCCGGAAACATATCATATGATGCTGAGTATTTTTCGATTAAACTAGATTCTATACATTTAGGTGTTGCAGTTTCAGTATACGTTGATAATTTAAAAGGTAAAATCTTAACAGGAAAAAGTAGTGGCATTAAAATTCTTGTTGATGATTACGCACTTCCAAATGATGCAACTGATATAACTGATTTAACATTTTTTGTAAAATATTTAGATTCTGGTAATAATAATAATGTTGCTTTCCTAGATGATGGTGAGGATTTACTAATTGATGAAGGATTTGTATATGGAAATACTCCAGTCAATGCTGGAGACTCAGTGGCTACCCTTATAGAGGCAGATGCATCAAGTATTGGTTGTAAAGCTGCCATAGGGGATGGTGTATTTTTTGTTCGAGGACATTTTGTTAACGTATCTGCTAGTAAATTAGTTCTTGATCCCTATACAAATAATCCATCATACAGAGTTGGTTTATTCATACAAGAAGAGTTAATAAACGCAGATGAAGATTCTTCTTTAAATGATAATGCAAGAGGTTTTTCAAACTTTGCAGCTCCCGGTGCTGACAGATTAAAAATATCAACAACATTAACTAAAAAGGCACTAACTGATTTTAATGATAAGAATTTTATTGAATTAATTCGTCTTGATGATGGTGAACTTAAAAAATTACAAAATGAAACACAATATTCATTGATAAGAGACTACTTTGCAAAAAGAACTTTTGAAGAGTCTGGTAACTATTCACTTAAAAATTTCCAATTAAATGCATTTGAATCTCTTAATGATGGGTTATCAAATGAGGGTATATTTACATCAAATGAAACAACTGATCAGGGACAAACTCCTTCTGATGACTTATTAGCACTTAAAGTATCACCCGGAAA